GTCGGCATTGGGACGTCGAGTCCTGCTTATAAGTTATCTTCAAGTGCTGGAGCTGCGGATGGCACAACCGGAAATGCTGGCGCTTTCTATGCAAATCAAGGAACGTCAGGTGATGCGTGGATTTTAATTGGCGGCAAACGTAGCGACAGCTTAGGAAGCGGGCGTTTGTCTTTCATCAATGCTAAAAACGCAAATGGTGGTGGTATACTTACGTTTCAAACAGAAGACACCGAACGCGCCCGCATCGACAGCAGCGGTAATCTGCTGGTGGGGACAACGAGTCAGCTTGATAATGGTCGTTTCTGTGTGTTAGCTAACGGAACTAATGGCATTGTTTCTCAGCAAAATGCTTCCGGCGGTTGGTGCTATGAAGCATTTCCAGTTAGCAACGGAGGATCGTATTACATGATGTCCTTCAATGCTGCGGGAAGCAACGTCGGCTCTATTGTTTATAACGGAACTGTTACAGTTTATTCCACGACTTCTGACTATCGCTTAAAAGACATCACTGGCCCGCTCACAGACAGCGGTAGTTTCATTGACGCTTTGAAACCAAAAGTAGGCACATGGAAAGAAAGCGGAAACAAGTTTGTTGGCTTCATTGCTCACGAATTTGCTGAAGTCAGTCCTTCGTCTGTTGCAGGTGAAAAAGACGCCGTAGATGCAGACGGCAAGCCAGTCTATCAGGCTATGCAAGCCAGCTCCGCTGAAGTAATCGCAAATTTGGTTGCGGAATTGCAGAGTGTTCGTCAACGTCTGGCTGCTCTCGAAAGCAAATAATCCAACAACATGAATACCGAACAAGCCCTCAATAACCTCTACACCGCCGCCCGCTCCGCTATGCTCACAGCTGAGCAACACGAAATCATCCGCAAGAGTGCGGAAGTGCTCGTGGAAGCTCTGAAGCCCAAGGAAGAGAAGAAAGCTGACTAAGATGGCCGGAATTACAGACGTTAATTGGCGCAGCTACGTTGGCCCACAAGACAACGGCAAGGTCGTTACGTCTGAGGATTGGCAAGCTCCAAGCAACCCACGCGAGTGGGACGACTTGTTCAAATGCTCAAACGTGAGCAACCTAACGGCTACTGGGCTGGTCATTCCTGATAGCCGTGAGGACTCGATTGATTGTGTGCGCGGAAACGCCTATTCCTTCCAATCCTGCGTCATTCAAGGCTCGGTTACGGTCAAGGGTAGCATTGACGGTTTGAAGCTCTATAATTGCGTTGTAAGCGGTACGGTGGAGCTAGGGCAGTACGACAACTACTGGACTAAAGGCCGCGCTCCTACACGCAATGTATCCCTGCTCAACTGCTGCTCACCTGATGGTAAACCAATTAGGGTGAAGCTCTGGGACGCTGACGCTCCTCTGGTGCTGAATACCAAAGTGGAAATAGTCAAAATACCAAAGTGGATTTGGCTTCCGTATTTCTTGTTCCGTCGTCTCACCAACCCCAAAGCCGTATGAACATAGCCGAGATGTTATTTAACGCAGCCAGTGGTGGGGTGCTAGGTAGTGCCTTGCACTGTGTCACTGACTACTTCGACACGCGCAATAAGGTGACGATGCTCAAAGCTCAGATGGACGCAGCCGAGCGTACCGGGGCATGGAACGCATTTACTGAGTCGCAAAAGACCGACAGCCCGATAGCCATCCCAGCCAATGCTAGTCCCTGGGTTACGGATTTCTACCTAGCAGTTGAGGCCATTAAACAGCTTACTCGTCCGCTATTGGCATGGATTGCCATAGCAATCATTGGAGGTGCCTACTTCTCTGGTACGGAAGATCAGCAAATTGCCATGCAAGCAGAAGTGCTGTTTGGCTCGTTTACCGCGATTTTCTGGTATTTTGGCGCACGCTATTCTCGCATATCAAAATGAGCACCTTAAAGACATCTTTTCAAGATAACTTATCAGGAGTGATAGCTAGTGCTGTTAGCTGGCTAGGCGTTGTTACCGCCAGTCAAGAACAGCTTGAGTTCTGGCTTAAGTGCGTGTCCTATCTTGGAGCTATCCTAGTTTCCTACATCACGCTTTACCGGATGCTTAGGGCCAAGAAATAAAAGCATCGCTTTTACGCAATCTTTCATACAAACGTCTGAAAACAACCCATTAACCAATTCGCTCTATGTCTAGTTCATACAATATCAACAACCTTTACACGAAGCCAGCCATTCTGAACAACACAGTGTTCAGCGGCTATCCTTTGACCGTGGATGCTACGGCTGGTGGTGTGCAGCTCAATCCCCTTTTGTTTAGCCAGAACGATCAATTCGTCATTGTTGACCTAGATATTCAGACCGCTGATGTGTACGTCACCTACGACGGTTCTACTCCTGCGGCTGGTAACGGCCACATCCTTAAAGCTGGCAACTACTACCAATGGAGCCGTGCGCGGGCTAAAGCGGCTAAGTTTATTCGTGTGGGTTCTACCTCGGCTACCATTTACGCCTCTCCTTCTGAGGTTTAATGGCTTCTGCCCTTCAGTTACTTAGTGATCTTACAAGTCCCATCACCATCTTAAAAGGTGGGACTCCTCTACAAACACGCCCTCGCATAGACTTTATTGCAGGGACAAACGTAACGATTAACGTTACGGACAATGCCGCTAACTACAAGACGGATATTACGATCAATTCTGCCGGTAGTGGCACCGGAGGCACAGTAACAAGCGTAGATGGGTCTGGTGGTTCTACGGGTCTTACGCTCACAGGTGGGCCTATTACCACCACAGGCACTCTTACGCTAGGCGGCACATTAGTTGTTGCCTCTGGCGGTACTGGCGTAAGCACATTTACCCCAGGCTACGTTAAAGGAAACCTTACCTCTGCTTTATCCACTGTTGCAACAATTCCAGGTGGCGACATTACGGGGAATATCTCTGGTAACTCCGCAAATGTTACGGGGATTGTGGCAATAGCTAATGGTGGAACTAACGCTACAACTGCGGTTGCGGCCAGAACTAGCTTAGGATTGGTCATTGGTACGGACGTTTTGGCCCCTAATGGCTCTGCTGCTGCGCTTACGTCGTTTCCTACGTTTAATCAAAACACCACAGGCACCGCCAGCAACGTTACAGGCACAGTTGCCATTGCAAACGGAGGCACAGGCCAAACATCGCAACAAGCAGCCTTAAACGCGCTTGCAGGGGGTGTTACGACGGGTTATTACCTAAGAGGCAACGGAGCTAACGTACTACTTGCCCAATTATCTGCCTCAGACTTTACTACCGGCACCCTTGGAGTGGCTTATGGCGGTACAGGAACTACCAGTTTTACGGCTGGCTATCTTAAAGCTAACGGAACATCCGCATTTACCACAAATTCAGTAATTCCGGTTAGCGATCTAAGCGGAACGGTAGCCATTGCTAACGGAGGTACGGGTTCTACTTCAGCATCTGGTGCTCGTACCAATTTGGGCCTAGGAAGCTTAGCAACGCAAAACGGAACGTTTTCTGGTACATCTAGCGGTACTAACACTGGCGATCAGACAATTTCTATTACAGGCGACGTAACAGCATCTGGAAGTACAGGTGCGCTTACGGCTACGGTGGGCAAGATAAATGGAGTTGCGCTCATTGGATTAGGCACAGGTATTCTTAAAAACAGCACAGTGACGGGACAGCCAAGTATTGCTATTGCGTCGGATTTCCCTACGCTTAATCAAAATACGACTGGCACAGCAGCAAACGTCACTGGAACTGTTGCTATCGCTAATGGCGGCACGGGTCAAACTACTGCAAACACTGCATTTAATGCTTTGGCTCCATCTCAAGGTGGGAATAGCGGTAAATACTTAACAACTAATGGAACTAGCTCGTCTTGGGCAAATTTTGCCGCACTTAGCGTTGCCTCTCGTTCAGATTTAAGAGCTTATACTGGAGCGGTTAATAAACAATTTATTGTTGAGCAAGGATATTATTACGAAGGTGATGGCGGTGGCGGTGTTTGGTTTTTTGACTCTGGAGACACGGCTTCCACCGATAACGATGGCACGCTTGTAGTTCCAGGAGGCTCTTATGGAACAGCTGCTACGGCTGGATGCTGGCACAGAGTTGGCCCAGGCTCATATGGGCACGGAATTAACGATCTTAACAGCACAACGTTAGATGTTCGTTGGTTTGGAGCTATTCCAAACGAATCGGACATTGTTACCAGCGTTAATCATGCTTTTGCGTCACTCAACAATCAGCCAGGGGTTAAGCAATACGGTTGTTTGTATTTCCCGTCTGGAACGTATTACTTTGGCAGCAAAGTTGTTTTTAACGGCGCAAACTTAGGAAATCTTGGGATAACGATAAAAGGTGATGGGCCAGGTGCTACAACTTTTGCTTACGGATTAACTGCGGCTGATACTTGCATGATAGAAATCAAGAACTTTACCGGAGGTTCTTTTCAAGATTTGTCTATTCAATGGTTTGGCTACAGCGGAATTGTAGATAGTCCTTCCGTTTTGTGGATTCACGATACGACTTACTTTTCGTTACAAAACGTTCAAGGACAAAATCATATCTCTACGGCTGTAAACGGAGATGCTGGCGGTGTTGTGCGTCTAGAAAACAATACAAGTATGACCATGAATGGTCTTATTTTTGGTGGAAGCAGGGCTGGCGGTACACAGCTTTATTTTGGAGGAGGCTCTGGCACATATTCCAACTCTAGTTTCCTTACGGGAACTAATGCCGCACCTTGCTTTAGAATGCCAGCGTGTAACAGCATTCAGTTAAACAATCTATTTTTTCAAGGTGGCGGGCCTTTGATACGGCAAACCGGAGCGTCAATTACGTCTAATGGCTCCTATTTTACGGTTACTAAAACAAACCACTTATTCATTACTGGAGAATATGTTGTTATTAGTGGAGCGACGTATTCCGGTTACAATGGACGCTGGAAGATTGCTTCAGTACCTAACGCAAATACGCTCACGATTACCAGTTCATTAAGTTTAAGCTCAGATACAGTAACAATAAACACTTTGCCAGCCTGTGCATTATTTGCAGGGGTTTCTGGTCAAGCAGTCACAGAATCTCAAATGCAAGGGTGCTTTTTTAACACGCCCAGCACCGGCCCAGGCATTGGCTCAGTAGGCATTTTTATTGATGGTTGGCGGGGAAATATAGGACAACTAAGCATTGCTGATTCACTTACAGATTACGGATACACTTCCGTGTTTGCTCTTGGTCGCACCAATTCTGATCCAGGAAGTTCGCTTTCTAGTGTTAGTATATCCAATTTGCGTCAAAACACTGGTGCGGCAGATGATTTTGGATTTATTCGTTTAGAAGGCGTAGCAAATATCACTGTTGATGGAGTGCGTGATTTTCCAGGTGATAATGTTACGCCAGGAACCGGAAAGACGTTTAATGCCGTAGTAATTTCTGATGGTGGACAAGCCTATCTAACTCAAGAAATAACGATTACTGGTGGTAACTTCACTAATCTTAATTCTTCAGCTCTTTATACTAGTGCAATTATTAACGCTTTTGTGTTTGATGGGCCAAACGTTAAGAACGTTCGCATTGTAAACCCAGGGGTTGACTCAAGCAATTCTGGCAGAACGTACCCAGTAAGCGTAACCAAATACATCAATGGAGCATCTGCTTCTAACGGTATATCTGTTGTTTACGCTGATAGCAGTGGATTAATCAACCTTGGAAGCGCCAGTATTACGGGTGGATATGCTGTGCTTAGCATTGCTCAATGCGACCAAGTAAAGCTAGTGCCAGAACTTGGCTACGGCACATCTGGTAGCGTTACTGTACGCCTTGATCTTAAGACCAGCGTTTACATTGGGCTTACGGGCAACACCACGTTTGCATTTACCGGTATGGCTTCTGGTAGCTATATCTTTTTAACGCTTAAAAACACCACAGGTTCAGCCATCAGTCTTAGTTGGCCCGCGATAAACTGGTCTAGCGTTGCCACCCCAACGTCATTAGCGGCTGGCGGCTCGTTATTGATGCGTGTCTTTGCTTTTGGAACTACTTACAGCGATACGTTTGCGGCCTACTAAAGCCTTGACCCAGTTGTAAATAATCAAGACCAACTTTTATGCCTATCAACTACGAAGAAACAATCGCGCCAGACAGCACCATCCAGTTTGATGGCGATTCTTCGTTTATTGGCCTAGATAACCGTCAGCAACCAGAACAATTACCCCAAGGAATGGTTCAAGTGTCTCAAAACATGAGACTTAACCAGCTTCAAGCTACGGTTCGTAAGGGGATGCAAAAGCAAACCAACTCCATCGCATTTGTTGGTGCTCCGCTTATTCTTCCGTTCACTCTTGGCTCTTCCGCTATCCTGCGCTCCTCGTTTACGGACGGCATCTTTTACTCGGCTATCTTCTCAGACCCAACTACCAACCTAGAATGGATTATGGTGTCTACGGGGACTAAGACGTATATGTATTCGCCTGGGCAAGCAGTTACGTCCCAGAATTATCCAACAAATGAGACTGTTAAATCAACTGACGCCGTGGATATGTTCCAAGCCGGTGGTTCAATGTATATGCTGCGCGGTTTGGCTACGGCTACTGCCAGCGTGTCTTCGATTACAAGAGCTTCTACAACGGCTACCGTAACCACATCTACGGCTCATGGGTTATCCAATGGGTTCTGGGTGCAAATCAGCGGTGCGACTCAGCCAGAGTATAACGGCAACTTTCAAATTACGGTTACGGGTACTACCACGTTTACCTACACCGTTACTGGCTCTCCAGCTACCCCAGCTACGGGGACTATCCTATTTGCACAGCTTAAATTACCGCTAAAGTGGGATGGCAATCAATCTCATGCGTGGACAACGGTTAGCTACGGCACGATCTCCAGCCCGTTGATCTATATGCCCACTTCGGGCTTTGGCCTTATTCAGTCTGACCGTGCGTTGCTTCAATATGGACGTAACACGGCGATAATGTCGTTTATTGATAACGTTGAGCAGTATGACACCATTTACGGTGAATTTAACATTGCATTAGGCCAAGCAGACTACCTTGTTGGCTTTCATCCCTATCAGCAAGCTCAGACCCTAGTGTTTAACCGTCACTCGATTTATGTGATGAACAACACCAATGGGGATGTGGCTAACGTTTCGGTACAAGAAGTTACCCGTCAAAACGGCTGTTCAGCTCGTCGTTCGATTGCTACTTGCGGCTCTAACGTACTGTTCCTGTCAGATCGTGGTGTGTTTATCCTTCAGCCTGGGCTTGAATTGCTGCTTCGTGGCGCTTCTGAGCCATTATCTGCTCCAATCGACCCAACCATACGGTCTATCAATTTCTCAGCCGTTTCTGGGGCTTGTGCGGCTTACTGCAACAACCGTTACTACCTAGCCGTTCCAACCAACGGCGCTACTCGCAATAATGCGATGTTGGTTTACAACTTTATCAACAAAAACTGGGAGTCGATTGATACATTTCCGAACGGTTTTTACTGCGATTTTGTGGTTACGACCCTGCTTAACAACGTTCAAACTTTGTTCTGCATCTCCAAAGAAGGTGGCATTTACGCTTACGAGCAGCTTGAGTACGATGAGTTTGGCCCAGCTAACAGCGCCCCATCTGCGTTCACGATTGATGGTGTGATGCGTACTCGTCGGTTTATCTTTAACACTCCTGCGCTCAAGCGGTTTAATACCGTTACGACCAACTTTTTCCTCAACGCTAACAATTCTTGGGACATTAACGCTATCACGGTTAATCCGCATACTGAGCGTTACCTTCCTTCGATCTCGTCAGTAGCTGCCAATAACATTACCACACCGCGAATTGTGGGCAAACGTGGTTATGGGCTTGAGATTGAATACACTAACACTAATACGACAGGTGCAATCAGCAATTTGACGGTATCGGCATACGTCCAAGACCGTAAACTCACTTCAACTCCTTAACGTTATGGCTACTCCCACACTTGTATCAGGATTCTCAGCAGTTAATGGCGACACCGTTGACGCCACCTACCTTAACAATTTTGTTAATACTGGTAAAGTTACGTTAGCCACCAACAACCTTATTGGTCGTTCTACGGCTGGCACGGGTGATTGGGAGACGATTGCTTGCGATAGTTACGGGCGGGCGTTGCTTAACGCTGGTTCTGTGTCGGCTCAGCTTACCGCCCTTGGTATTGGTTCCAGCGGCACCCTTTCTGGCCTTACCCTTGTTTCTTCTACTCGTTACGAAACGGTTATTACTGCCCTAACCTACGCATCCACCCTTACGTTGGATTTTACGGCCAATAACCTTCAGACCCTTACTTTGACCGGCAACATCACGCTAAACACCTCTAATCTAGCCGCAGGGCGTGCTAAACAGGTCATTATTCTCTGCGACTCTACTGCTCGCACGCTTACACTGCCAGGTTGGACTTGGTTGGGTGGCCCAGCCCCTACAACGTTAGCTGCTGGCAAATCGGCTTTGCTTACTCTTATCTCTCAATCCACCAACGATGCGTCGGTTTACGCTACTTGGACGGTACAAGCCTAATGTTCTTAGCCCTTCACAGTCTAGGCAACGTATCTTCGGTTACACCCTTAGCGGTGAGCCTTACGTCTAGCTCTGTCTCGGCTAGTAAGGTTGGAAGCGGCAGTTTGACGACAGGCTCCGTTACGGTATCCGCCAGCGGTGGAATTGCGCCCTATACTTACGCTTGGACTAAGTTTGGTGGGTCTGCCACCCCAGCTATCAGCTCTACAACAGCTACCACGGTTAATTGGTCTGCTACGGGCACATCCCCTTCGACTTATGCAGCTTCTTGGCTATGCACAGTCACAGATGCAATGGGCGTAACGCTGGCATCCCAGACCGTTGCGGTAAACATTGCCTTTAACACTTCTACGCTGTCCGGTCAGCTTTCTACGCCTACGCTCGATGCTGCTCAACAAGCTAACGGCACGTTCTCTACTGGTTCAGTTACAGCTAGTGCTTTGGGCGGGGTTCCATCGTTTAACTACGCTTGGACACGGGTGAGCGGAGACACAGGCATCTCAATCAATAGCCCTTCCGCCGCCACCACTACGTTCTCTTGCACGGGTACGGCTCCTAACGTTTACCAAGCGGTATTCCAATGTGTTATTACAGATTCAACCAGTTCCACGGCTAACTGCGGTACGGTCACTGTTACCTTTACCTACACCGAAGCCAATCTAGCAATCTCGCTTGATAACTACGTCGTTACAGGAGCTACCGAAAACACATTCGGCGTTAATACCGGAGACCCATTGGTTACTGCTACGGCTACGGGTGGCGTTAATCCTTACACCTACTTGTGGAGCTACGTTAGCGGTGATACTGGCATTTACGCTACGAGCTTTACCAGTTCCAACACATATTTTGCTCGTTACGGTGGGCCTGTTAGCTCTTACAGCGCCGTTTGGAAGTGTACGGCAACTGACTCTGATGGCACACAAGTCGATTCTAATGTCGTGACAATCACCTTAGATTTCAACTAATTACCAATTTTCAATATATGAACATCCAAGAAGCAGTTAAAATCCTCGATGATGCTACGCAACCAGTTAATTCTGGTCGCATTTCCCGCTCCGGCTACCAGCTTATTGAAACGGCTTTGTCTGTGGTAGTTGAAACCTTGATTGAAGTTGGCAAACTTGAACGTGCTCCCGCCCCCGTAGTTGAACCGCCTCCGCCTAGTGAGTAAACCCGCTATACAGCTTGCGGCAGAAATGTATGCCGAGAGGGGATTAACCCTCGCCCACGATCTTGAGAACTACCTCAAGTTTGGGTACGTCTTTTGCACCCCTGAGCGCATTATGTTAGCTAGGGAAATAAAGAAAGACGATGAAAAACAAAGCTGGTTAGCTCATGGCGAAGGTGATACTTGGATGGTTCACCTAGCGGTTGGTGCGGACATTAACTGGTTTATCAACCAAGCACCGTATGCAAAGAAATGGGTAGCTTGGGCGCGTGAATTTAAGAACAGTCCAAAATCAATGAAGTTTTACGACTTTAACAGAATCAAAACTTTAACCGCCTAATACTATGGGTTCAACAACCGTCCAAGCCCCCACACCTCTCGACCCAGCAAAAGTTGGTAGCGAGAGTCTGCAAACACAGATCGCCCTTGCCCCTGAGCAATTCAAAGCCGAATCGCAGTTTGCTCCGCAGTACGCCCAGCTTTACGCTAACATCATGCGTAACACGCTGCTTGGCACAGAAGGCCAGCCAGGGTTGCTCTCAACGTATTCTCAAGCTGCCCCTGCCATTAGCGACCTTCAAGCTCAGCTAAACACGGCTCAACGTCAGGCTAACATTAACGACGTTACAAAACTTGGTGCTCAAGCTACCCAAGCGTTCAATCAAGCTAATCCGCAGTTGATGGCGCTTCAGAATCAGATTTCTCAAAACGCCCTTAACCCCCAGAACGTTGTTTCTCAGTTAGGCGGGCCGCAACAGCTTGCTGCTGGTCAGGTAAGCGCGGGTGAAAATCCTTTACTCGGTCAGTTAAACCAGTCCGTTGGTGCTCAGTTGGCCCAAGGTGGTCAACTCTCCCCCTACGAACAGGCTCAAGCGGTAAATGCTACCCAGAGCCAAATGAGCCTTTATGGAAGACAAAATGACCCTATTGCCGCTGCTAATGCTGCCCTTAACCTCGATGCAGTTAGTCGTCAGCGTTTACAACAGGCTCAGGCGGCGGCTTCGTCGGTTGCGGGGCAGAATCAGGCTGCTAACGCTCTTGGCCTTCAAGCCCAAGCCCAAAACCAAGGAGCTAACCTCCAAGCTGGTCAACTGAACAATCAGTTTGGTTTGCAGTATGGCATGGCTAACCAACAAGCTCAGCTTCAGAACGCTAACTTTAACGCCAATCAGCTTATGAGCGGGTTTGGCGCTTTGGCCCAGACCGCACAGAACCCCTACGCTTTGATTTTAGGGCAATCTGGTGGCGTAGGACAGCTCCAAGGCTTAACGGGTCAAGCTGGCTCGTTTAACACCTCTACGCAGGACTTTAATCCGTTTAATTCCAGCATTATGAATATGTATGCTGGTAATCAGGCTAACCAGCTTGCTGCTAATACCGCTACGGCCAATAATAACGCTGCTATGATCGGTGGCGGTTTAAGCGCCATTGGTTCTTTGGGTGGTGGGTTGTTTGCTGGTGCTGGTGCCGCAAAAGGATTTGGCAACTTGTTTGGCTGCTGGGTAGCCCGCGAAGTGTACGGCAACCATGATTCTCGCTGGTGGCAATTCCGCACTTGGCTTTATAACTACGCTCCTCGTTGGTTTGTTAAACTTTACGAAACTTACGGCGAACGTTTTGCCAACTTTATCTCTAACAAACCTCGTATCAAGTCCGCTATCCGTTGGTGGATGGATGGACGTATCGCCAGCTTGAAAGGAGCCGTTTAATATGAGCGCATCTAACCCTTGGGATTTCTCTAACATCCTCCTTGCTAACCAAGGTGGACAGGCGATTGGGCAGGGACTTGCCAGTATTGGTCAATCCGCTGGACAAGCTATTCGTCAATACGGTGAAAACAAGATGATGGCATCTAAGTCCATCGGTGCGTTTGAAGGTGCGGCTCAAGCCAACCCCGATCTCATTGCTCATCTTTCCCAAGAGACTACCAATCCGGAAATTAAGAAAATCTTTGGTAAACTTCAAAAAGATGGTTCTGTTGGGTTTAAGGATGCGGCTGCTTTGTCGGCGTATGCCAATAGTTTTGTTTCTACCAAGCAACAGCAACAATTAGCTCAGTTACAAGCTGCTCAAGTTGAAGCCGCTAAAGCTGCTGGTTTGGCTAACACGCAACAAGCTGGTTTATACAATCAGCAAGCTGAAGCTGAACGCCTGAAGAATGCGTTGTTTCAACGTGTGACTCAGCCTATGGGTGGCGGCGGAGGCGGTAACCTATCTGCTTACGCTAACCCTCCTCAAGCTGGCGGAAATAACCTTTCTCCTTATTTGCAGACCAATGCCCAAATGGGAATGCCGTCTGGTAACGCTCCAACCCCAGCACCGGCTCCTACTCCAGTTTCGGCTGCTCCAATGCCTGTCGAAAACCCATTTGGATTCGATCCAGACCCGCAAACCGACGCTAAAATATTTCAACAGCAGATCATCAATACCGCTGGTCGCCTTCCTGCTCCTGCGGAAATGAATGACCGCGCCAATAAACGGCAAGAATGGCTTAACACTCCGCAAGACATTGGATTCCACGATGCCGGTTTTACATATGATGATTCTGGCAACGCAGTAATTCGTCAATTGATTCCAGTTTCTAAAAAGCCTGGAGACCCCAAGCGAGTAATTTTTGGCAAGGACGTTCTTAAAGTTGATCCAAATCAAACTCCAACCGTTCCGTTGGTTGATGCTATGGGCAATCCGGTTAAGGTGTCCCCAATGGCTCAAGCCCCATACAATCCTAACGCCACCAAGGCTCAGGAAGAACTTGGCAATGCTTACGGCGCGGTTCGTTCTAATTCTGATGCTGTTACTCGCGCTCAATTCCTTAAGGATGCGGTCGATGCGTATGCTGCTGACCCAACTTCGGGCAATCGTCTTAACGCTCTTCTTGGCGGTGATACGGGTTCCAAGTTTAAGCAAATGTTTACTGGAACCAACCCTGCGGCCCAAGTTAAGGCTGCTGGTGGTCAAATGTATGCCTCTATGATTGATGCGTTGCGTAACGAAAAGACGGGTGCTAACGCCCTTCGCACCATCACGCAACAAGAGCTTACCCAGCTCCAAACTCAATACGGTCAAACAGAAATGCCTCCGTATTTGCAGAAAGCTCTTGCAGCTAACACTGTGGCCGTTGCCGAACGTCACTTGGCAATGAACTCGATGTATGCTGATCTTCGCAGCAAGGGTATCCGCCCAACTGATGCTGAGGCGGCGGT